ATGATGGTGTGTAACATCTATGATAGCAGTCTGAGCAAAATCGGCATTTTTTCGTCGTTTTCGTCGCTCGTTTGGACGGAATCATACACGGGAAGCGGGCTGCTGCAAATTGTTATGCCGAAATCTGCAAGAGCAATCGAGCTTTTGCAGGAAGAACATTTTATCGGGATACCAGAATCTGACACGCTGATGTTTATCGATTCGGTCGAAGATAAAGACGGACAGATTTGGGCGTATGGCACAGAATCGAAGTATCTGCTTGATTCGAGGATTTATGACGGCACTTTGAATCTGAGCGGGAACATTGAAAGTACATTGCGGACGGCGGTAAACGCGAAGCGCCCATATCCATTTCTTGGGCTCGCCGAATCGTCCAACCTGACGGCACAGGCACGGTCTCAGGCGACGTATAAGTCACTGTTTGAGATCAGTAAGACATGGTGTGAAACTGCCGGATACGGCTTCAAGCTCATCCACGACAAGGCAAACAAGAAGCTCTTGTACAGCGTTTACAACGGGCAGGAACGGGCAGGCATCAAATTCGCGGAAAAGTACGGGAATTTGTCCAATCTCACGAGGACGCTGTCCGAAAAGGGCTTCAGAAACGTTGCCTATGTCGGCGGACAAGGCGAAGGAAGCGCAAGAACGTTTGTAACCGTAGGTGCTACAGCAGAAAGCGGGCTGGCGCGGCGTGAAATGTTTGTTGATGCAAAGGACCTTCAAAAAGAAGACAAGCAAACAGACAACGATTATATCGCGCTGCTGGCTGCAAGAGGGCTTGAAAAGCTCAACGAGGCAAACAAAACGATGGAAATATCATTTGATATTTCATCTAAAGATTTTGGGAAATCATTTTTCCTCGGGGATAAGATAACGTGCTTGCTTCCGGAATATGGCGTGTATGTGACCGTAAGAATTTCTGAAGCAACGCGGACATACGAAAACAACATCCTGACGACAACACTGACGTTGGGAAATCCGGTAATAAGAGGTACTTGAAATGGCAATCGTTACATATCCGCTCAATAATATCACCTACAATGCCGCAGATGCGGAGACATATTTCTCGACCCGCACCAGCGGCGTTTTCGCAAATTCGGACAATCTCGATCTCACAATCACGGCGGCGCGGAAAGTGTCCATTGGCACGGGGCTTGCGTGGATCAAAAATACGGCGTTTGCCGGGAAATCCGTCGCGGTGAAAGAAGCGGAGGAGATTGAATTTGACGCTCCGGACAACACCTTGAACAGAATCGATCGTGTTGTGCTGGGCTTTGACGCATCTGCAAACAAGACAACGTTGTACGTCAAAAAGGGCACGCCCGCAAGCAGCCCGGTCGCGCCTACCTTGTCGAAAACGGCGAGTTTGTACGAGCTTGGGCTATACGATGTATCCATTCCCGCCGGGCTGACAGCGCTGTCAACGGCAAACATCACGGACCAGCGCGCGAATGCGGCAGTTTGCGGCATTATGAATGATGGCGTAACGCCCGGCGGGACAGGCGGCACGTCGATTGATGTCACATTGACAACCTCCGGCTGGTCCAGCAAGCAGCAGACCGTCGCGAATCCGCTGTTTGTGGCATCCGGCTACAAGTACATTGTCGGACCGGCGTATGCCTCGTCTGATGCGTACAACAAAGCGAAGGTCAAGGCGAAGGACGTCACGACGGACGGGCAAATGACCTTTGTGTGTGAGACGACGCCGACGGCGGCACTGTCCGTCCAAATCCTGAAAGTGAGGGTCCAGTGATGGCAAATGTTATCAACATGGGCGGAGGCGGCGCGAACGTCCAGAGCAAAACGGTAAAATCCACGACCGCGCAGCAGACGTTCACGCCGCCTTCCGGCGTAGATGGCTTCAGCCCGGTCGTTGTAAGCCCGATGGTCCTCCAAGAGAAAACCGTGACACTGAGCACGGCACAGCAGGTTTTGACGCCGCCTTCCGGCGTAGACGGCTTCTCGAAGGTCACGGTTCCGGCGGTAAGCAATGTCAAGTCTGAGGCTGGCTCGGTGACTGGCGCATCGTCCACGTCACTGAGTTTTTCGGTTAGCACGGCGATAACGAGCATTGACGAGCTGTCCCTATTCTATGAGAACGGTGTTCCGGAAAACACGATTCGCGCGGTCATCTGGCAGAAGGGGATAAATTGGGACGCTGGATACAACGGCGTTGCAGTTTATGGCGAAAATGGTTCTGCTGCCTATATCCCTGTAATAGCGTCCATTATCAATGGTGTCGTAACGGTTGGGCTCCCGAGTTCATATAGCTCACGTGGCGTGAATTTTGCACCGGCAACATACAGATATTCAATTTGCGGAACGTAACGGAAAGGAGCGTGCGACAATATGATTGAAATCCAAGCAACGACCCTTCGCACGGTCAAGCTCGGGCACACGGGCGAGAATGACGCCGTGCGGGTCGCCTTTTCGCTTCTGCCGTTCCAGCAGACATTTCCGGGCGGTCGCCCGGCGCTGCTGGTCAAGCGCCCGAAGGAAACGGAGGCGTATCCCGTTCCGCTGGAGGTGGACGGCGCGGAGGCGTACTGGACGGTATCCAGTACGGACACCGAGACGGCGGGCTTCGGGCAGGCGGAGCTGCAATGGTATCTTGGCGATGTGCTCGTAAAATCGGACAAATTTGACTTTACGGTGATTCAGGCGCTCGAAGCGGGCGCGGAGCCTCCGGACGAGCCGTCCAAGCGCTGGTTTGATGCGATCGAGAGCCAGATCGGAGACCTTAACGACCTGACCACAGAGGCAAAAGAAAACCTCGTGGCAGCGATCAATGAGGCGGCAAGCAAGGGTGGCTCCGCAAGCATCGATATGCGCGTTTCCGGCGGCTACATCCAGTACACGACCGACGGCGGCAAGACGTGGGACAATCTGATTGCTGTAGCAGACCTCAAGGGCGACCCCGGCAAGGATGGCACGGACGGCGCTCCGGGCAAAGATGGCGCGCCCGGGCAGGATGGCTACAGCCCCACCGTGACGGTCACACAGACCACAAGCGGCGCGACCATCACGGCGACGGATAAGAGCGGGACCACAACAGCGACCGTCAGAAACGGCTCTGACGGCTCACCGGGCACACCCGGCACACCCGGTGCTGACGGACACTCGCCGGTCGTTACCGCCTCAAAGTCCGGCAAGGTCACGACGATCAAGGTCGACGGCGAGGCGATCGCGACGATCAACGACGGCGCTGACGGCACGAATGGTAAAGATGGCACGGATGGGACGGCTATAGTCCGGAAGCGTCTGTGTCCAAGTCCGGCACGACGACCACGATCACGATCAAGGACAAGTCCGGCACGACGACCGCAGAGGTCAAGGACGGCACGAATGGCACGAACGGCAAAGACGGCGCTCCGGGCAGCCCGGGCAAAGACGGCGTATCGCCGACGATCTCGACCAGCAAGAGCGGCAAGGTGACGACCGTGACGGTGACGGACGCGAGCGGCACGCAAAGCTTTGAGATCAACGACGGCGAGGACGGACAGGACCTGACACCGCTGCCGACGGTCACGGCATCGGACAACGGCAAATTCCTGCGCGTCGTGTCCGGCGCGTGGGCGGCGGCAAGCGTGCCGAGTGCATCGGGGGTGAGCTTTTGAGCGAGACATGGATCATCAAGGATAGCGCGCCAGCCGAGCTCTATGAGTTCTTGACTACGGTCAACATTGCCTTTATCTCGAACGGCGAAAGCTTTACGTCATTTGGGTACGTAGACAACGGCGATACCTGCGAACTACAGTATAGCGGATCGACTGTCGCCGGGATTATCCCGGCAGATCCCCAGTCCGGACCGGCGTTCAAATGGACAAACAGCGCCTATAAGACCGTCACATTTGCCACGGCTCCGACCGGCGATTTGCTGGCATGGCTGACAAAAAACGCCGATAAGCAGACCACTCTGGACTATCTGACGACCGACGAAGATCTCTCAAAGGTCGCGGATGCCATTCGCTCCAAGGGCGGCACGACCGACCCGCTTGTCTATCCGGACGGCTTCGTAACGGCGATCGGGGCGCTGCGCTCCACGCCGCCCGAGGAATCCGACATCAATTTCTGGGACTACGACGGCACGCTGCTCCACAGCTGGACGCTTGCGGAGCTGGCGGACAAGACAGAGCTGCCGCCTTTGCCCTCACACGAGGGGCTCGTCTGTCAGGGCTGGAACTGGACACTGGCAGATATCAAGAGCGAAGGGCGCGCGGTGGACGTCGGCGCAAATTACATCACGGATGATG